GCCGCGAAGAAGGCCGCCGGGGGAGGATTCCGCCGTGGCGAAGTCGAGCGCATCCACCGTCACGTCGTTCAGGCCCGATGCGAACACCCGGCCATCGCGGATCGTGAAGAAGAAATAGCCGTCCTGAAAACACACCGAATTGGGCTGCGGCAGGTCGCCATCCGCGAAGCTGTCGGGCGCGTCGTCCGTGGTGCAGGTGAACGCGCCGTTCTCCGTGACGCACACAATGTCCGGCACCGGGCTCTTGTTGTTGCGGGCGAAGGTCACCCGCTTGTCGCCGTTCAGCGTCCCGAGATCGGTCTTGCTGTAGACACCGCTGCTGACATTGACGCGGACGAGCTTGTCCTCCTGCGCCACCAGCAGATTGCCGTTGTATTCGTGCATCCCACGCGCACCGACATAGGTCGTGTCGATGGCCTTGCGGATGCCGGGAACCTGGCGCCGGACATAGCCCGAGCGCGCTTCGGTCCCGAGCTTTTCGGCGTAGAGGTTGATGAGCCGGCCGGCCCCCTCTCCGTTCCGGTAGCCCGGCGATGATGAGGTCGGGAACAGAATATCGACCATCAGAAATAGTCCGCACGCACAACGGCGGTGGTGTCGTCGGCGCACTGCATTTCGCGGAGGCGGTTTTCAGCCTCAACGCGGCGGGCGGCGTCTCGCGGCTGGCCAAAAGACGGCGCGGCGAGATCGCCCAGGAGCGTCGCCAGAGGCTCGAGAAGCTCTTCCTCGATGGCGTTGGGGTCGGGAACCCAGATGATGCGGCGGCGCGCCAGCTCGGCCACCTTGCCGTCGATCAGCTTGTCCAGCGTCTCGACATCCTCAGCGGCGGGCGTCTGACCCGCCGCGACCGCATTGAGGAATTCGAGCGTCATGCGGATCAGATCGGAGCGCGACTTGAGAGCCATGCGTCACCCATGAAAAAGGGCAGGAGCCCGAAGACCCCTGCCCTGTCGTGTCAGTCCTTCTTCGCCGGGGCCGAAACCACAGCCTTGAAGAACGGGTTGTTCTTGAGTTTGGCTGCCGCCTTGGGGTCTGAAACCTCGGTCGGCTTGCCCTTCTCAAAGACAAACCCGAAGACCGTCACAGTCTCCGGGTCTGCCAGGCGCGGGTGGTAGGTGAACTTACTCATCGCGAGCGTTCACGAACTCCACGATGAACTGCGCGGCGCCCGCAGTCGCGGCGGTGCCGGTCTGCGTGAACTTGGCGTAGATCACCGTATCGGCCGTGAGCGGCGCACCCGTGAGCAGAGCGCCCGTACCCGACTTGAGGCCGGTCGTGCCGGCCGCGGCGTTGGTGGAGGTGACGAAGCCGTCATCATCCGCCGAGGTGCCGAGAACGAGCACGTTGGTCGTGCCGGCGTCGAACACCTCGGTCACCGCGCAAGCGGCGCGCAGGATGGTCGCACCCTTCGGCACACAGCCGATGGGAACGCCAGTCCCGATGCCGCTCTGGTCGAAGGTGATGGCGCGGCGCACATTGCCCACGCCAACATCTTCCGGGTGGCGAACCGGATTAGTCCAGAAAACAGAGTCCATTGGTTCGTCCTCCGATCAGTCGCCGGTCACAGCGAAGAAGCCGTTCACGACGCCGCGCTGCTTGCCGATGATGTTGGTGGTGGAACCCGCGCCATCGGGGATGGAGCGGCTTTCGCCGATGGTGTAGCCGAGCTTCTTCATGCCCCACTTGCCGAGGATGCCGAGGCCCTGGATCTGGCCGTAGTCGTCCTCGTCCTCGCGGGTGCGGTAGCGCTGCTTGATCGCCCAGCCCAAGGCTTCCTGGCCAAGCAGGAAGACCGGAGCGATGTCGGCCGAAGAAGCGCCGGCATCAGCATAGATCGGCATATCGTCCACCTCGTGAACGATCACGCCGTCCCACTCGCGATCACCGCCGAGGAACAGGCCCTCGTTGCGGCTCTGCACGCTGACCTGGCGCTCGGACTCGTTGAGGCTCGCCACCAGATCGCGCATCGCATACGGATGAACGAAGGCCACGAAGACGCGGCGGTTGTCGCTCTCCGAAACCTTGACCGGGGTGATGCGCGGAGCCGCCATCAGCGCCATGCGCTTCATGAGAGACACGCTCGTCTTGGTGAACGTGTCCGCCGTCGTATCGACATTGCCGAGCGACGTCGCATGGGCGCCGGCCGAGTAGTTCGACCGGGCGTTGCCGTAGAGGATGCGGTCCTTGTTGTTGGTATTCCAGGTGTTCAGGTCCGCAGCCGCAGCCGAGTCATAGGCCACGTCGAGACCGGAACCCACGTCCTGCAGACGCTGGATCACCTCGAACTTCACATCCTCGTCGGCCCACTGCTTGAGAGCACCACGCGAGGCCTTGCGCAGGTCGATGGCCGCGAGATCGGCATCCATCTCGTGGATCGAGATGCCGTTCTTGCGCATGTCCCATTCGGCCTTGTCACCATATTCGCCGAGCTGGCTTTCGTGACCCTTCAGGGGCGCGCGGCCACGAATGGCCGGCCCCTTGAGGCTGGTGATGAACTCGAAGGTGATGCCATTGCCACGCTTGGAGGCGAAGTCCTCCTTCATGACAATGGGGTTGTCGTTTTCCGTCCCGGCGTAAGCCGCGAAGGGGTTGTTCTGGAAGAATTCGGTGGAGAACTGGTCGTCCCAAATCTGGGGGGAAAGACCTTCCACAACACGGGTCTCGGCCATGGCCGTTGATCCTTATCGCTTCATGATTTCGGAGAGCGGTCGCGGCCCGCCATAGCCCTGCCCGCCACGAGGCCCGCCATTTCGGGCGCCCGCGAAGGACGAAGGCATCTGTGCGGTATCCGGTGCCGCCGGTTGCTGCTGTTGCGACGGTGACGCGGCCTGCTGCGAGGCGAGGTATTCTTCGATCACCTTCTTGCGGAAGGCGTCGATGTCGTCCCCGATCTCGGAACGGGTCGTCTGATCGCGGTGCCACTTGACGATTTCGGCAAAGGGGTCCGGGTGCTGCATGAGCGCCTGGACGAACCTCACCGCTTCGGGATTTCCATCGTGAACGGCGTCTTCGAGGGCCGTCTTCGCAGCCTCCACAGTCTCGCGACCATGGAAGACCATCGCCCGCAGTTCCGAGTTCTGCTCGCGCACCTCGGCAAGCTGCTTTTCGTAAGGCGAAAGCTTGTCAGCGAAATAGGCTTCCTCGTTGTCCCAGATCGTCGGCTTGGGGGCTTCTTCCTGCGGCTGCTGGGGCTTCCCGCCCTGCCCGATGATGCGCTCGAGAGTGTCCAGCCGCTGCTGCAACTGGATTTCCTTCTCGCGCGCCTCGCGGAGCTTGCGGCGTTCTGCATCCAGGGCCTGCTGCGGGACATTGCCAGGGGCCGGCTTATGCGGTTCATCCTCGGCTTTGGCCTGCTCTTTCGCAGGGGTATCCTCGGCCTTCGGCTGTTCCGCCTTCTGGGGTTCCGTGGGCTGGTTGTCCTGCTTCGAGGCAAAGCGGCCCTTCTCGTCGCGTCCGCGCTCCGGGAGTGGAGTCGGTTCGTGGCGTTCAGTGGCCGGTTCGTTGTTCTCTGCAGGCGCGAGTTCGCCCGCGTCCGACACGATGTCGTCCGTCATGGTCAGTGGTCCTCTGCTATCGTGGAAGGTCACGGTCGCCCGTCATTCGCCCGGCGGCAGCGGTTGCCCGTTCGAGGGTCGGCATCACCCTTCTCCGAATTGACGGCTCGGAGGCCGGTCGCCCGTTGAGGTCGGCGGCACCTTTGCGCGCTGGATCAGCGCGAAACTTATGGGGTCGGCGTCGTGTTCGTCGCGATCACCGCGAGCTGCACAAAGATGCCCTTGAGCAGAGCAATCACCGTGCCGTCAGCCGCGCCCGTCGCGTCCGAGTAGGCGGTATCGTCCACCGCGCCAGTCGAAGCGGAAAGCTCTGCGTCAGACGAGTTGATGACATTCACGTCCATGCCGGTTTTTTTCCCGGAGACGGTGACAGTCGCCATGGTGGTGTTCCTTCAAATCAGTAGTTCGGCTGTGCGACCGGCTGCGGGTTGAGCGCGGCGGCCAGATCAAGCCCGGTCTGGACGTGCTGGTCCTGCGTCTCCGCACCCTTCTGCCGGGCGCTCGCCATCGCCTCGATGGTCTTGGCCTGCTTGAGATCGGCGGACGCGGCCTTGTCCTTGGCGCTGGCGGCCTTCTCGGCCACCTCAGCCTGCGCCCCAGCCACCTGCAGCGGGTTCGGCGGCTTCTGCTTTTCCTGCGCCAGGATTTCGAGCAGCTTGTCCTTGTTGCGCAGGTTCGGCATCGCCTCGATGTAGACCTCGGGCGGGAACTGCACGCCAGCCTGGCCGAGCCCGACAAGGCCCTGCCACTGCTCATCCATCAGAACGCCGCCGCCGGGCGCATCATCAATGATGATGTCCACGTCCAGATCGGCAATCGGGTTCTGCATCTGAGCCTGGCCGAACTCGTCCATGACGGGCTTGTTCAATGCCACGAAGCGCATGTTGCGCTCGTCGTCGGTGACGCGGATCCACGTCTCGCCGGTCCAGAACTGACGGATGCGCATCCACGCTTTGCGGTAGGTCTCGAAATCCATCTGCTTGAGCGTGTCGGCAACCGTGCCGAGCTGGATCGTGCCGCCCTGCTGCTGCGCGAGGATGGCGCGCCCGCTTTCGCTCTGGCCCTTCTTGCCCATCATCGCGGCGTTCGGGCCCATCGTCTCGAAGGCTGCCGTAGCCTGCTGCAGAAGCTCGAAGTGACCCGACGCCTGATCATTGGTCGGGATGACGCCGAAGTCCTTGTTGAACTCGGCCTCGCCCACCAGGTTCACATGGCCATCCGGCCGCGCGAGCTGCTTCTTGTTCTCAGCCGCGTTGGCTGCGTACTTCTGGTTGCCGAAGGTCTGGCGCGACGTGAAGTGATGCAGCGCCTTGGAGCGGCGCTTGTTGATCTCGTCCTGCAGGTCGATCATGCCACGGATCACGCCGTAGCGGTTGTTGTCGCGGTCCACATAGGCCGAGCG